TGGACTTTGCAAAGAAAAACTTAAAATAGGATTTAAAAAATGGCAAACATATTTACATATCAGGTAATCAAAGATACCACAGAACATGCAGTCATTAAATTGACTGGCAGATTTGATGGTACAAATGGTCAAGAAGATAATGCTTCCCGTATTGCAGCAAACACACTTTATGGTGCTCTAGACGCAAACAGTGTACCATTAAGAACGGCACTTAGTGTTAGTAATACAGCTCTACCATACTATGGCCTGTCGGTCAACAGACTTTGGTACGACACACTAAATTCAACAAACGCAGACGTAGAAGTATTCTGGTCGTCAGCAAACAACGAAACACTCATGCTATTAAGTGGCAATGGCGAATATGATGGTGCAGGCAACTGGGTAACACTTCCTAATAGTGAAGTTGGTACACCAGGTTGTAATGGTAACATTGGTATTCGTACACGTGGTATGGGTGCTAACAATTCATACACTATTGTACTTGAACTTCGCAAAGATAATCACCATTATCAACGTGGTCAGTTCAATGATCCTGCTGCATTTAACTTTGGTATCTATAGCACAACACCTAGATGAACCAATTTGTAACAAATCTGTTATTCAATGACCCGGCCGGAGCAACGGCCGTTATTGAATCACGTTTACGAGAATTATTGGAACAAAAACTCCAACAATTAAAAAGTCGTATCGTGGCAGAAATGTATGAAGAAATTGATTCGGAATTGGAGTTAGTTGAAGCTAATGTTACTAGAATGGGCAGACAGAAGTTAATTCGTGTGCGTATTCGTAACGGTAAAGTTCAACGCAGAAAGAAATTATCTGCTGTGCCTGGTTATACAACCAGAGGCGGCAAACTAGTTCGAATGTCGGCAGCTGAACGCAGACATAGAAAAATGGCAGCTAAACGTTCCAAATTTAAACGCAGAGCCAAATTGAGACAATCTCTAAGAAAAAGAAAAATGGCTTTGAGAAGAAGAAAGGCAATGGGATTATGAAACTCATTAAAGAAATTACAGAATCAGTAAATTACCTAACAGAAGAAAAGGATGGCAAACAATCTCTTTTCATAGAAGGTCCTTTCCTGGTTTCAGAAAGAACAAACCGTAACGGTCGCATGTATAAAGAAGAAACTATGCGTAAAGAAGTTCACCGTTACACAGAACAATACATTAATAAAAATCGTGCCTTCGGTGAGTTGGGTCACCCAGACACCCCATCAATTAACCTTGACCGTGTATCACACTTAATCGTGTCGTTACGCCAAGAGGGTAATGATTGGATTGGCAAAGCTAAAATTCTTGATACACCTATGGGTAATATTGCAAGAAACCTTATCGAGGGTGGTGCTCAACTTGGAGTGTCATCACGTGGTATGGGTTCACTAAAGACCGTTAACGGTATTAATATTGTTCAAGATGATTTTTATCTAGCCACAGCGGCAGATATTGTAGCAGACCCCTCTGCACCTGGTGCTTTTGTACAAGGCATTATGGAAGGCAAGGACTGGATGTTAGTAGATGGTGTTTGGACTGAAATGCATTACGATCAGGCCAGATCACAAATTCGCAAGGCAACACCTCAAGAAATTGAAGCGGTCAGTTTGCAAATCTTCGAAAACTTCCTGAAGAAACTTTAAATATAAATATACCATATAAATTAAGGAGATTCTCAAAATGGGAAAATTTAACCTGTCTGAAGCCGCTAAGGAAATCCTTGACGCTACCGTTAACGGAAAGCGTGGCGGTCAAGATGCCCCTAAGAAACTTTCCACTGATGTTGCTTATGGCACTAAAGATGCTGGCAAAATTGGTGATTCGCCTGAAGACCTGGACGATAAGAATCCAGATTACACCAAAGGCACACCATCTGCAACACCTCCTGGCGCAACACCACCAGTTGGTTCTGAACCTGCTAAACACTTAGATGGTGACAAAGACCAACAATCTAAGGGTCGTGGTGATCTGACTAACGTTGATCAAGCTGATGCTAATAACTATGATCAGATTCGTGATCGTAAGGCATCGACACTTGCTAAACAAACAATGCAAGCAAATCCAGGCGCAACATTCCAATCGTATAGTGAAGATATGGATGCTCTGTTTGCTGGCGAAACTCTGTCGGAAGAATTCAAGAGCAAAGCAACTACAATTTTTGAAGCTGCTGTTAGTGCTCGTGCAGAAGAAGTTATTGCTGCTACTGAAGCTCAACTGGTAGAACAGTTTGAAGAAACTGTAGAACAAATCAAAGAAGACCTGGCAGCTAAGGTAGACGATTACCTAAACTACATGGTTGAAGAATGGATTAAAGAGAACGAAATCGCTATCGAAAAAGGTCTACGTGCTGAAATCGTGGAAGACTTTATCGATGGTTTACGTAATCTGTTTGTTGAACACTATATCGACATTCCTTCGGATAAAGTTGATGTTGTTGAAGAACTGGCTAACAAAGTTGAAGAACTTGAGTCGGCTCTGAACGAACAAATCAACACTTCGGTTGAAATGAAGAAAGAGATCAACGAACACAAGAAGATTGAGGCTATCCACGCAGTATGTGAAGGCCTGACGCAGACCCAAGTGGAAAAAATGAAGTCACTCGCAGAGGGTGTGGAGTTTACCACAGAGGAAGAATTTGCAGACAAACTTGAAACTATTAAAGAATCGTACTTTAAGGCTCAGGTCAAGTCGGCAGACAACTCTGCTTTAGATGATGAAGTTCAAATTGAAGAAGAAAAGCAAACTACTAAGTCTGCCGATCCAATCATGGAACAATACGTGAAGTCTATTTCACAAACTTTGGTAAAATAAATAATACCACACTGATACAAAATACAAGGAGATAACATGTATCTTACAGAAGAACTGCAAAAGAAATGGCAACCAGTTCTGGAACATCCAGAATTAGATTCCATTAAAGATCCATACAAGCGTGCTGTTACAGCTCTTGTTCTGGAAAACCAACAACAAGCAATGTCGCAAGATCGTCAGTCGCTGAATGAAGCTTCGGATGGTCCTACAAACGTTACAGGTGGTGTTCAGAACTTTGACCCAATCCTGATTTCGTTAGTACGCCGTGCACTGCCTAACCTGATTGCTTATGACGTTGCTGGCGTTCAGCCAATGACAGGTCCAACAGGCCTGATCTTCGCAATGCGTGCTAAGTACAACAATCAGACAACTGGTGCAGAAGCTTTCTATAACGAGGCTAACACAGTATTCTCGGGTACTACATCGGCTGCAAACCCATACGGTTTCCAAGGCACAATCACTACCGATACAGCTAACACATTCTCGAATGTTGTTTCTGGTGCAACTACATCGGGTATTGGTATCCCAACAGCTAACGCTCAGTTCATGGGTGCTGACGCTGGTGGTCCTGCTTTCCAACAAATGGCATTCTCGATTGAGAAGGTTACTGTTACTGCTCAAAGCCGTGCACTGAAGGCTGAGTACTCGCTGGAACTGGCACAAGACCTGAAGGCAATCCATGGTCTTGACGCTGAAACAGAACTGTCGAACATTCTTTCGACAGAAATTCTGGCAGAAATCAACCGTGAAGTTATCCGTACAATCTACACAACTGCTGTTGCAGGTGCTCAGTACGGTACAACAACTGCTGGCGTATTCGACTTAGATACTGACTCGAATGGTCGTTGGTCTGTTGAACGCTTCAAGGGTCTGATCTTCCAAATCGAGCGTGATGCTAACGTTATTGCTAAGCAAACTCGTCGTGGTAAGGGTAACGTTCTGATCGTTTCTTCAGACGTTGCTTCTGCAATGGCCATGGCTGGTGTTCTGCAATATACACCTGCTCTGAACGCTGACCTGCAAGTTGATGACACTGGTAACACCTTCGCTGGTATGTTACACGGTCGTATCAAGGTCTACATCGACCCATACTTCGGTGGTTACACATCGAATCAAGAACTGGTAACAGTTGGTTATAAGGGTTCGTCACCTTATGATGCTGGTCTGTTCTACTGCCCATACGTTCCTCTGCAAATGGTTCGTGCAGTTGACCAGTACACCTTCCAACCAAAGATCGGCTTCAAGACACGTTACGGCATGGTTGCAAACCCATTCGCCCAAGGTCTGACTGCTGGTAACGGTGCTCTGAACGCTCGCTCGAACGTTTACTACCGTCTGTTTGGTGTAAATAATCTAATGTAATAGTTAGATGAAAAGAGTCAACATAGATTGACAACTTTTAAAGAGACCTCTTCGGAGGTCTCTTTTTTTATGGACATAAATACAAATATGAACGCACTCTCAAGAACCCCAGAAAATACAAATTTACTGCAACCAACCAAGTTTATATTGACTTTCGATAGACTAGGTTCGGCACAGTTCTTTTGTCAAGGTGTAAATGTACCAGGTCTAAACTTGGGACAGGCACTCATCAATTTCCCAGGTCAAGACGTATATGCACCTGGTACAAAAGTAACATTTAACCCACTTGCCATCCATTTTATTCTAGATGAAGAATTGGCATCGTGGCGTGCTATCTACAATTGGTTCATGGCTATTGCTGATCCACAAGGAACAGAAGCAGCAATGCAACAATCAGATTTACAGAACAGATTTAAGTTTAATCCAAGATCAGCACTAAAGAACTATTCCGATGCAACACTCACTGTTCTCTCGGCATTAAACAATCCATTGTTCAGAATAAAATTCCACAATGTGTTTCCTATCACGTTGTCGGATATACCGTTGGACACCACACAGTCGGCAGAAGATATATTAACTGGTGATGCCACTTTCGTTTTTGACTACTTTACTTTCGAAGATATAAAATAACATTGCTCTTGCACTATAACATTAATTGTGTTATAATGTGAAATTGACGTTATTATATTGAAAATATTATGGAAACTCTAGAACAAGTATTGAAGTATTGGGAAAAAGATGCAGTCATTGACAGCACTGAGCCTGGCAAAGAATTGCTTAAAATACCAACACTACATAATAAGTACCTGAACATTTTGACTCAACACCGTATTGCATCTAAACGGGCACAATCCAATTACATGCGTATGAAGAAGGTTAAGTGGGAATATTTCACAGGTAAGTTATCACAAGAAGAACTTGAAGAACGTGGATGGGAACCATTCCCCTATGTTCTAAAGACGGATATTGTCACCTATTTGGAATCAGATGATGACCTTATCAAACTTCTTGAAAAGAAAATGTACCATGACGAAACAGTTTCGGTAATCGAATCTATCATGAACGAACTGAAACAACGAACATGGCAGTTAAGAGACTTTATAGGTTGGGAAAGGTTTATCGGTGGACAGTGATTTAATCGTTTCTAAAAAGGATGAAGTATATGCCAAGATAACTTGTGAAAGACACATAGCACAAGAATTATCGGAATACTTCACCTTCTTTGTTCCTGGTTACCAATTTGTACCAGCGTATCGCAATCGTTTGTGGGATGGCAAGATCAGATTATTCTCTCTACAAACGAATTGCCTATATTATGGTTTAATACCATACTTAAAAACTTTCTGCGAAGAACGTGAATACACGTTAGATTTAAATAATGTGGATGTGGAAGATGAATTCTCAATGTACCACGCAAAGAAGTTTTGTGAAGGTCTAAATCTACATTCAAAAGGCAAACCCATTACAGTGAACGATCACCAGTTGGAAGCCTTTGTTCACGGTATGCAAAGTAGAAGAATGTTACTGGTATCACCAACATCTTCTGGTAAATCTCTTATTGCCTATTTGTTTGTACGTCAGTTGTTAGATTACCAAAATCTTAGAGGTTTAATCATTGTACCGACCACATCTTTGGTTGAGCAATTATACTCAGACTTTGAAGATTATTCAAGCGAAGATACATTTAAACCTTACATGTATGTACATCGTATATACCAAGGCAAAGAAAAACAAACAACTAAACCAATCGTGATATCAACTTGGCAATCATTGTATAAGATGCCGAAAGAATACTTTGAACAATTCGATTATATCATTGGTGATGAAGCACACCTATTCAAAGCACAATCACTTACCAGTATATTAACATCTTGCATCAATACTAAGTATCGTATTGGTATGACTGGTACACTAGATGGCACAAAGACACATAAACTCGTTCTAGAAGGTTTATTTGGTACAGCAAAACAATTCATTACTACCAAAGAACTTATGGACAAAGGCGTAGTATCAGACTTTGAAATTAAATGCCTCATTCTGAAACACGATGATGAAACGTGTCAATTGATGAAAGATTGTACTTACCAAGATGAGATAGAATATCTGATTTCCAACGAGCAACGCAATAAATTCATTAAAAATCTTGCAGTTAGCTTAGGTACAAATACACTTGTTTTGTTTCAAATGGTTGAAAAACATGGCAAAATACTATATAATTTAATCAAGAACACCAAGAATATAGGTGATCGAAAAGTGTTTTTTGTCCATGGTGGAACCGATACTTCAGATCGTGAAGAAATCAGAAAAATCATGGAGGAAGAAAATGATGCCATCGTTGTTGCTTCATTCGGTACTTTCAGTACTGGCATTAATATTAGAAACCTTCATAATATTATATTTGCTTCTCCTAGTAAAAGTCGAGTCCGTAATCTTCAATCAATTGGTAGAGGATTAAGAAAGTCTGATAAAAAAGATAAAGCATGTTTGTATGATATTGCTGACGACCTAAGACACAAAAAACATATGAACTTCACTCTGAAGCATTTCGTGGAACGTGTTAAGATATATACTGATGAGAAGTTCCCATTCAAAATCTATAAAATAGGACTTAAAAAATGAGCGTTAAAATTTTGAGATTAAAGAATGGTGATGATATCATCGGTGATATCTACGAAGAAGATATGGTTACGATTTTTTCACCTATGGTCATGTGGATGGATGGACAATCCAAACAACAAAGATTGCTCATGGATCATTACTTGCCGGTACAAGTTATCAAAGAGAACATGATTACCATCAAATCGGAAAACATTCTTGGTGTTCTAGAACCATCTGATGAATTAGTGGAATACTACCACAATTCTATTGATGAATTGAACTCTGTGCTGCACGCTAAAGAAGTTGTTTCACAGATGAGTGATGACGAGATCATTCAATCGATTGTTGCAATGAGAGAACTTGAAGAAGAAACAATTCATTAAGCTCTTGGTTATGGTTTAAATCATTATCATTGGGAACATAGAGAATCATACACACTTGTCAAGCGAATGTCAATAACTTTAACATGGTATAAATGAAAAAAATATGAATAAACGAGTAAAACACTATATCAACAACCCAGACTTTCTCAAGGCACTGGTTGATTACAAAGCTGCCTGTGTTGCAGCACAAGAACAAGATAAACCTAAACCTGCTATTCCTAATTACATAGGTGAATGCTTCATCAAGATTGCAGAAGGATTATCACATAAGCCAAACTTCATCAATTATACTTACCGAGATGAGATGATGGCAGACGGGATCGAAAACTGCCTGATGTATTTCGAGAACTTCAACCCAGACAAGTCTAACAATCCATTTGCATACTTTACACAGATCATATATTATGCCTTCTTACGCAGGATACAGAAGGAGAAGAAACAACTGTATGTAAAGTACAAAGCCACAGAACAGTTTGGTATTCTTGATGAGTTTGAAATGATGGAATTCGAGGACGGTACCACGGCACAGTTTGAACTGTATGACAATATCACCGAGTTTATTGGCAACTTTGAAGAAGCAAAGGCCAAAAAGAAAGCGGCAAAGAAACCAAAAGGTATTGAAAAATTCTTGGAAGACTGATATAATCCTTTGTTATGAAAATTGCCCTTATTACAGACCAACACTTCGGTGCCAGAAATGACTCCATTCATTTCCTGGATTTCTACGAGAAATTTTACCGAGACACCTTCTTTCCGAAACTAGAGGAAGAAGGCATTGATACTGTATTGGTATTGGGTGATACATTTGACCGTAGAAAGTATGTGAACTTCTATACATACAAACGCACCCGTGAAATGTTCTTTGATGTGTTGCAAGATAAAGGCATTAATGTATTCATGTTGGCAGGTAATCATGACACCTACTACAAGAACACTAACGATGTGAATTCAGTTGATTTGATGTTGCGTGAATATACCAACATTCATGTCTTAGATCAACCATCAGAAATTCGTATTTGTCAAACAGATGATGATCCTCTTGGCACACAAGTCTGTATGATTCCTTGGATTTGTCCTGAGAACTATAACGATTGTTTAGAATTGATTAACAATACTCAAGCTTCAATCTGTTGTGGTCATTTTGAAATTGCTGGATTTGCCATGTATCGTGGTCATCCTTGTGAAGAAGGTTTACATCGTGATACTTTTAGGAAATTCGACTTTACTTTTAGTGGACATTATCATCACCGCTCTAGCGCTGATGGCATATATTATCTGGGTAATCCATATGAACTTACCTGGCAGGATTATAACGACACTAGGGGTTTCCACCTTTTCGATTTGGAATCCCGTGAACTTACCTTTGTTCCCAATCCTAATGTAATGTTCCATCGAATCATCTATGATGATAAAGAAGAATCAATTACCGAAATTAATGGAAAAGATTTAACCAATTATACCAACACATATGTCAAGGTTGTGGTAGTCAACAAAACCAATCCATATCTGTTCGACAAGTTTATGAATAACTTGTATGATGTGAATCCAGTTGATGTTACCATTGCCGAGGACTTTACAGACTTGACAGAAGGTGTGGATGATGATATGCTTGATCAAGCTGAGGATACATTGACTATCCTCAATAAGTATGTTGATTCAATACAAGAAAAAGATATTGATAACAACAAATTAAAATCGCTATTGCGTGAACTTTATGTTGAAGCGTTGAATACTGAACAATGATATTATTTCAAACCATTCGTTGGAAAAACATTCTTTCCACCGGCAATGTCTTTACTGAAGTAAAGCTTAACCGATCACCAAACACACTCATCATTGGCCACAATGGTGCAGGTAAGTCCACTATTCTGGACGCATTGTGTTTTGGTCTGTTTGGTAAACCGTTTCGTAAAATCAATAAACCCAATCTGATCAACTCAATCAACAACAAAGATGGTCTGGTTGAAATTGAATTCAATATTGGCCAGAAACGATATAAGATTGTTCGTGGTATTAAACCGAACATCTTTGAAATCTATTGTAATGATGTTCTGGTAAACCAAGATGCAAAAGCAAAAGATTACCAAGAACACCTAGAAAAACAAATTCTCAAACTGAATTACAAATCATTCACACAGGTTGTTATTCTTGGCAGTGCCTCGTTTGTTCCGTTCATGCAATTGACACCTGCTGATCGTAGAGCAATTATCGAGGACTTACTGGACATCCAAATCTTTTCTTCTATGAACACCATAGTGAAAGATAAAATGTCCGAGATTAAAGATAAGAATTTAAAAACTTCTTATGATGTTAAATTGACGGAAGAAAAGATTGAACTACAACGACAGAACATCGAGGATCACCGTAAGCACAGCGAGAAGGAAATCGAACGCAAAAAAGAGGAAATTGCTAACTCGCAGGGACAGATTCAATCTCTTGAAAACGATATACAAAAGATCCAAAAACATATCGTGGTATTACAGGGGAGAATACAGGATCATCCATCGATTGGTAAAAAGTCAAAAAGTCTATTACAAATAGAAGCTAAAATCGAAAGTAATATAAAGAAGATCGAAAAGGATATCCTATTCTATGAACAGAACGATAATTGTCCCACTTGCCGACAAACACTCACAGACAGTTTTAAAGACGATCAGATCCGTGAAAGGAATGGTAAGAGGGAACAACTGGCCAACGGTATTGAAGAAATCGGTAGAGAAATTGCCAAAGTAAATGAACGTATTGAAGAAATCAATAAGATTCAACGGCACATTACCGAACACAACAACGAGGTTGTGAAACACAATTCGACCATCTCTGCTGTAAATAAGTATATTCTGAAACTAAATCAAGAAATACAACTGCTGGCCAACAGGACAGATAACCTGGTAGAAGAAAATACGAAACTGAAAGAATTGGTAAAACAACTTGATTCATTGTTGAAAGTCCAAGAAGAATTGTCTGTGAGTAAACAGTATTATGAATATGCTGCAACGCTTCTCAAAGATACCGGCATTAAGACTAAGATCATCAAACAATATCTGCCGATCATGAACAAACTTATCAATAAGTATTTATCGGCAATGGACTTTTTTGTGAATTTCAACATCGATGAAAACTTTAATGAAACTATTAAGAGTCGGCATCGTGATGAGTTTTCTTATGCTAACTTCTCCGAAGGAGAGAAGCTGCGTATTGACCTGGCATTACTATTCACGTGGAGACAGGTTGCAAAGTTGAAGAACAGTACCAATACCAATCTATTGATTCTTGATGAAGTATTTGATTCATCATTAGATACAGTTGGTACAGAAGAATTCCTAAAGTTGATTCAAGATATGGGTCAAGATACCAACGTGTTTGTTATTAGTCACAAAGGTGATCTACTGTTTGACAAGTTTAGGTCCGTAATTAAGTTTGAAAAGAAAAACAATTTTTCGAGGATTGCAAAATGAGTGATGAAATTATTAAAATTGACACCGGTGTACAAGCACAAACCGGATTACCTGCACCAAAAGTATTTCGTTTGGTACATGAAACTTCGCCTAATCTAAAAATACCATTAGATGAGTTTGACTTTTCTAATCCTCCTGTAAACCCAAATGAGTTTGCATCGACACTAGTTGAAACATGTAAGTTGCACAAAGGATATGGCCTGTCTGCAAACCAATGTGGTTTTCCTTATAGAGTCTTTGTGATGGGTGCAGATGATAATTTTGTGGCTTTCTTTAATCCAAAGATCACTCGGTATTCGGAAGAAACTAAACATATGGTGGAAGGTTGCCTATCTTTCCCATTCCTTGGATTATCCATTACCCGACCTTCAGAGATTGAGGTAGAATACCAAGATTTCAACGGAGAAACCAGAACGTCAAGATTTACTGGTATATCTGCACGTTGTTTCCAACATGAGCTTGACCACATGAACGGTATCGTATATACTGAAAGATCGAAACCTCTAGCACTACAACAGGGGTTAAAGAAGCGAACAAAACTTTTAAAGAAATTGAAAATTGCATAATGGCTACTCCTTTAGAATTTGTAGAAAAACAATGGGACGAATGGCAGGCTAACAATCCTGCCGATTCGTTTCCGCATATTGACACTGATAACTTAAAAGAGTTATTGATTAAAGATTTGTCATATGCCTCACAGATGGATGTTCGTGAATATACTTTATACCAAAAATGGTGTGAAGTAAAGGAACGATATCCTGTACAGAATGTAAGCACCCTATGGGGTGAAGAATTGCAGATGGTTAATCCAGAGCAACAAAAAATCATCGAACAAGTAAAGACCAACTTCTGGGTTCCAGAATACGATGATGATTTTCTAAATCTGAAACCGGTTATGAAACTGTACAATGGTGAATTGGCAGAAACGTGGAATGCCATTCGTACATTTTCTTCTACCATGAAAAACAATTCTAACATTGGTAGAAACTTGTTCTATACATTGACTGATGAAAACACCGGCAAGTATCTTGGTGTTATTTGTATTTCATCAGACTTTTTGGATCTCACACCACGAGATTCTTTTATTGGTTGGCCACGTGATGTTAAGACACAACAGGGCATGATCAACCACACAGCAATCGGTTCTACTATTGTTCCATTACAACCACTCGGTTTCAATTATATGGGTGGAAAACTTTTAGCATTGATGTGTCTGTCAGATACAGTCCAGAAGGATTGGAAGCATAAGTATGGAGATACTCTGGTCGGTGTGACAACGACTTCTCTTTACGGTATGACTAAATCTGGAGGTTTATCTCAATATGACGGGTTGGAACACTGGCAGAAGATGGGTTTCTCAAGCGGCAGCGTTGCGTTCGAGCCAACAAAGGCGACGAGTAGAATGGTATATGAGTGGATCAGAGAAAACTATCCAAGAAAATACTTCGAATGGTGGGAAGCAACAAACGAAGCAGGAATGCCCCTCAAACGAGATCACAAAAACCGATCACTAAACTTTGCATATAGTAAACTTGGTATTCCTAAGGAACTAATCCGTACCGAACATCAGCGTGGGATTTATTTTTCTCCGTTGTATGATAATACACCGGATTACCTACGCAAAGAAATTGGTGATGAACAACTTGTTAAGTCTTTTGACACAAGTGAAGATTCCTTGGCAAACATTTGGAAAACAAAATATGCCAAAGGCAGAATCCGTCAATTACAAAAGAAGAATAATGTTTCCAAAGAAACCCTGTTCTACGATGATTTGATTTATCTGTCCTGGCAAGAAACCAAGGACAAATATTTGCCACAAGTTGGTAGATAATAAAGTATACCGCAAGGATACTTGACTTTTACACCTACATAATGATATGATGTGTGTACTCGTTGATGCGAGATGTTTTTAAATTATTATTTTATTATAGGAGTTTGATATGAGCGCAAAGCAAAAGATGATTGATTATCTGAACAAGACCGAGGGTTACAACACTTTCTCGACCGCACAAGCACAGAAGCTGTTTGGTATTTCCAATGTAGCTGCACGTATTGATGAACTGCGTAAAGAAGGTCACTGCATCTACACTAACACAAAGACACGCCGTGATGGCACTAAGGTAAATGTATATCGCCTTGGCACCCCAACCAAGTCGATGGTACAATTTGCAGTTGCCTGCGGTTACAAGTTTTAATAGTATGTAACGTATAAGAGGTAACCGCACGGTGTGGTTGCCTCTTTTTTATTTGGAGAAAAAATGGAAATCTCAATCACTAAAGAGGACTTACAAAAGAAAAGTCTTTTTATCGCTACACCAATGTATGGTGGAGTGAATCATGGTCTATACATGAAGGCCTGTCTTGATCTCCAAGGTTTACTGTTCCATTATGGTGTTGAAGTAAAGTTTTCGTTCCTGTTTAACGAATCACTGATTACTCGTGCAAGAAACTACCTTGTTGATGAATTCTTGCATCGTTCTAACTGCACACATTTCCTGTTTATTGATTCGGATATCAATTTCAATCCACAGGATGTAGTCGCACTTCTGGCAATGGACAAAGATGTTTCTGGTGGTCCGTATCCTAAGAAAGCAATCAAATGGAAGTCCGTAAAGACTGCCGTTGCTAAGAACCCAGATATTGAACCACAACTTCTTGAACGTGTTGTTGGTGATTATGTTTTCAATCCCGTTAAAGGCACCTCGCAATTCTCAGTTTCCGAACCACTTGAAGTATTAGAAATTGGTACCGGATTCATGATGGTTAAGCGTGAAGTCTTTACAAAGATGGAAGAAGCATACCCAATGATCCGTTACAAACCAGACCATGTTGGTCAGGCACACTTTGATGGTACACGTTACATTCATGCCTTCTTTGATACTGTAATCGACACTAAAGAAAGTATTACTGGCGGCGGATCAGATCGTTATCTATCGGAAGATTATATGTTCTGTCAGATGTGGCGTAAGATTGGTGGTCAAATTCACATGTGTCCTTGGATGCGTACAGAACATATCGGCACTTACCACTTTAAGGGAGATATGCCTGCTGTCGCAAATTATGTTGGAGAGATGTGATGGATGATGTTGTTACTGCTTCACAAACAGCAACAACTGGTGGTCGCAAATTCGATGGAGGTAAACTAGAATTCGGTTTACTTCCGCCGAATGCTCTAGAAGCTACGGTTGATATACTCACATTCGGTGCTCAAAAATATGAAAGAGATAACTGGAAAAGAGTACCTGATGCGAAACGTAGATACTTCGATGCCATGCAAAGACACCTTTGGGCGTGGAAAAAGGGTGAACAAAATGACCAAGAAACTGGTAAGAATCACCTTGCCCATGCACTATGTTGCTTGATGTTTCTGTATGAACATGATACAATAGATTTTTCTAATAATGATAAGGATGTGAAATGAAGCTTTCAAATGATACACTAACCGTACTTAAGAATTTTTCTACGATCAATTCTGGAATTTTCTTCAAGCAGGGAAACAAACTGTCAACAGTTTCTCCCTCTAAAACCATTCTAGCAGAAGTCACTTTGTCGGAAGAATTTCCTCAGGACTTTGGCATCTATGATCTGAACCAATTCCTTTCGGTTCTATCCATTTACAAAAATGATGCTGAACTGGAATTTGATCCAGTAAACGTAACCATCAAGTCTGGTCGCAATAAGACCAAGTATCGTTTGACCGATAAGACCATGATTGTTACTCCACCAGATAAGACCTTGACACTTCCTTCTGAAGATGTTAGCATTAATCTTAGTGCTCAGGATCTCGACTGGGTTATCAAAACATCTAATGTTGTACAATCACCTAACGTTGCTGTAGAATCGGACGGAGATTCCGTCAAACTTGTTATGTTCGATTCGTCTAATGATTCGGCACACATCAGTTCTATCGATCTGGATGAACAAGGTGTTGGCAAACGATACAAGATGGTATTCAAGACAGAAAACCTGAAACTCATTCCTGGTGCGTATGAAGTAAAGATTTCTTCAAAGGGTATCGCAAGTTTCAAAAACGAAAAGGCCAATCTACAATATTGGATCGCAACCGAAGCAGCTGCTTCAAAATATGAGGGTTAATTATGTTAGTTTATTTTACCGATGCAAAAACAAGTCAGTCTATCGCTGTAAATCCTAGTCAAGTTGTTGTTGTATTTGTCGCTGAAGAAGAAGGCAAAACATACACTGTAATCAACACCACTACAGGTAATGTTGCAACAGAAACACCACAACTGGATGTCGTTGCACAAATCAATGGAGCATTTTAATGACCACGATTCAAACGCTTTTCGGAACGTTTAATGAGGAACAACTCAAGGCACTCAAGGGTGCCCTTGATGAAATGAATGAAGTGATGTTCAAGCAGGAACAACTGTCCACATCGATGAAGGACATCCTTTCTGCTGCACACGATTCACTCAAGGTTCCCAAGAAGATTCTTCGCAAGATGGCACGAGTTCAGTACAAACAAAACTTTGAAACTGAAGTTGCTGAAAGCAAGGAATTTGAAGCACTGTTTGAAGGTATTACCAATCTGTGATGTATCAACAAGAGATTAAATTCTTTTGGCCTCTCACGGAGCAAATCCGATTAGATTTGGATTATACTCCGTGTGAGGAGTTTTATAGACAGAAAAACACCATATCAAGTACCGGTATAACTAGTGGTTCTTATTTGGCGAGCACCAGTGGTGACGTATCTTGGGCTACAACGGTTACTACCAATAAAATTGATACTAGTGAATTTGTCTTTAGACCAAAAACTGAAAATGTAGGTAAGTGGGAAATCACAGATAATATGTTTGTGTATAGACCCACAAAACCAAATGTGATAATCCGTTTTTTCGCCAAGAAGCTTCTTGGTTTTAAATGGTACGATGAAGTTTAATTATATTATGGAGTTTGTGAATGTCGGAACATATGTTATGGGTAGAAAAGTATCGTCCTCAAACCGTTGAAGATTGTATTCTTCCTGATGGTATCAAAACAACTTTCCAGGAATTCGTAAATCGTAAAGAGATTCCAAACCTGCTTCTATCTGGTACCGCAGGTGTCGGTAAGACCACAATTGCAAAGGCTCTTTGTAATGAGATTGGTTGTGACTTCATCGTTATCAACGGTTCAGACGAATCAGGTATTGATGTTCTTCGCAACAAGATTAAGAATTATGCCTCGTCCGTTTCACTTGCTGGTGGACGCAAGGTAATCATCATTGATGAGGCAGACTATCTAAATCCAAATTCTACTCAACCTGCACTTCGTGGTGCAATCGAGGAGTTTGCTTCCAACTGTTCGTTTATCTTTACATGTAATTTCAAGAACCGTATTATTGATCCGATTCACAGTCGTTGTACCTGTATCGATTTCAAACTGAATGGTTCTAAGCAGAAGATGGCAGCACAATTCTTCAAGCGCATGGAATGGATGTTGGACCAAGAAGGTGTGAAATATGAAAAAGAAGTCATTGCTGCAATCGTTACTAAACACTTTCCTGATAACCGTAGAATTATTAATGAGCTTCAGCGCTATGGTGTTGGAGGTACTATTGATAAAGGTATTCTCGCTTCTGTTAGCGATATTCAGACTTCTGAACTTATCAAAGCTCTTAAAGAAAAAGACTTCTCATCGGCCAGAAAATGGGTAACCAATAATCTGGACAATGATGCCTCACGCATCTTCCGTAATCTGTATGATTCGTTGTATGAAGTATTGAAACCACAATCGGTTCCACAACTTGTACTCATTCTAGCTAAGTATCAATATCAGGCTGCCTTTGTTGCAGACCATGAAATTAATATGATTGCCTGTTTGACCGAGATTATGGTGGATTGTGAGTTCAAGTAATGCCTAATCTATTCAAAGAAATCATTCCGTCTATTCTTCAGACAAAAAAATGTGTTATCAATGATGATATTGACGCAAAGGATTATACTCCTTTCGTAGTAAATCGTGCCTTGTCCTATCATATGGACTGTGTTCTTTATGCAAATGAGATGAACATAAACAATATGTTAGATAAGGATATGCAATACCAATATCTTCTAAATACAATAAGACCTATGAAACGAAAGTTTCAGCCTTGGCAAAAGGCAGAGGTTGATAACAATATAGAGTGCGTAAAAGTATTTTTTGGTTATTCTGACCAGAAGGCCAAAGAAGCTTTACGCATTTTGTCTGATGAACAAATCGCTGAAATAAAAGCAAAAACAAATAAAGGCGGATAAGTAATGATTTCAATCAATGATCTGGTTGAAGTGACATTAGAAGAAAAAGATGATTTCTTGAAAGTCAGAGAAACGCTTACACGAATCGGTGTCGCTTCTAAAAAGGACAGAATTTTATACCAATCTTGTCATATTCTACATAAGCAAGGTCGGTACTATATCGTACACTTTAAAGAACTGTTTGCTCTAGATGGTAAAGAAACAGACCTTTCAGACAACGACCTATCTCGTAGAAATGCTATTGCAAACCTACTAGAAGATTGGGGTCTAGTTAAATTGGTGGACGTTAGTTCAACTGAAACACCAGAACCAATCTTTCTGTCGCAGGTTAAGATTCTTTCTCATAAAGAAAAGAAAGATTGGCAATTAGTTCCGAAGTACAATATCGGAAATAAGATAAGAAAAGATTAACGCATTGATCCACCTTAGGATCGTCTTGCCGCAAGAGCGTATGCTTGCCCCGGATCGGTAACCGGGAACCCATTATTACCACAAAAAAAATTGACTTTTATAGTCAATTGGTGTATAAATATGGATGTGATGCCTTCGGGGTCACATCTTTTTTATTTTAATAAACTCGCTTAATACAAGGAGCATTATATGAACTGGTTAGTAAACCAATCCTCGCCTTTTTCCAAAAACTTTGACGCTTTCACCGTAGGATTTGACAAGTTAGTGGAAGAAATTCGTGACGCATCGGAAAAGGCAAAGAAGTCTGTAACATACCCACCATACAATATCAAGCAGGTTGACGAAAACAACTACGTTATCGAAATGGCCGTTGCTGGCTTCGGTAAGACAGATATTGATATTTCGCTGGATAACAACAAACTGACTGTTAGTGGTCATGTTGAAAACAGTGAACAAGAAGAAGGTTCATACCTTTGGAAGGGTATCGCTCAGCGTGCATTTCAACGTTCATTTACTCTGGCAGACACCATTGAGGTTCAATCGGCAGAAATGGTAAATGGTATGTTGAAACTTGGCCTACAAAACATCGTTAAGGCCAACGATGCAATCAAGAAGATTGCCATTAAGTAAAAGGTAATCCGGGAGGAGCTTGACTCCTCCCAAAAATTCTGTATAATGGTCTCTATCATGACAAACAAAGTAAAAAAACTTAGAAATAAAGTGACGAAGGACGAATACTTCACTTATGAATCTTGGGATAGTAAAGAGATTGATAATGTTGTATTTGTACCAGTCGTGAAAAAGTTAGATCCAAGTCTAACTCAAGTTGTACTTTGGATGAAAAAAGAATCATTAGAAACAGTAAAATGATGGGGCTTTAGCTCAGTTGGTTAGAGCAAACGACTCATAATCGTTAGGTCCTGGGTTCAAGCCCCAGAGGCCCCACCAGACACCTTGACAAATCTGCGGAAAATAAATATAATTGGTGAAGAATTAACTGTAAGATGATAACGCACGGTTAAGGATTACCAATGAAGTTGCGAATATTAAATTGTCCAGACAAGGAGTTTAAACCGTACTTATATCGTGCGGCAGATTTTTTCGCACGAGAGTTAATAACCAAAACAAGAATCAGAAACAACTGTGTAATCACTATAAGGTTTGTATCTGATCTGGAAGTTTTTGGTGCTGCTGAGATCGTTGGGTATAACACCAGAAAACAAGCAAGAGAGTTTTTGGTTGAAATACATCCTGGTTTAGGTGCAAGAACCATATTCGAAACACTAGCACATGAGTTTGTGCATGTGAAACAATATGCGTATAACGAATTGGATGATTGCCTTTCTGTTTGGAAAGGAACACCAGTAGATTCTGATACAGTTGATTATTGGAATCATCCTTGGGAAATAGAAGCACATGGCCACGAAACTGGTCTAGTAACAAAGTTTGCAATAAGAGAAAAGTTGTGGGAAGTATTCACAGAATTTAAGAACCCAAGTAGAGTGATAGAAAATTTACCTTTAGGTTGGAAACCAAAAATAAATCTATAAAAACGCTTGATTTACGAAAAAAATACCTATATAATCCTACTATTATGAAAAACTTACTCAAACCCTCCTCGATACAACCGACCATGCATCAGACATGGGCGGGAGAGTGCCGACTATCATTTAATTATGATAGCATTAGAGCACATGGGGTTTCTGAAGGATGGGATGGAATAACAAAAGTTTAACATCCAAAAAGAATCAAAGAAACCCCAGAAACCGTAAAGGATCTGGGGTTTTTTATTAGGTGTTGTAAAAATACAACACTTTGGCAGTAAGAAGTAAAATTTGTGTTGACATGGACGTTGGTTCGTGTATAATACGAATCTTGTTGTAGTTCTTTAACAATTCGGATTCAGTTGAGGTATGGTGTAATGGTAGCACAACGGATTTTGATTCCGTTAGTCTAGGTTCGAGCCCTAGTACCTCATCCAAACAAAAGCACATTCGGTGAGGCTAACGGTAAGCCTGAGCGGAGTCCGTCTCCAATCGATGCAGGTTCGAGTCCTGTTCTAGTGTGCTTCTGTTTGGGTCATAACTTAGGAGTTAACAATGAGCGAAAAGCAAAAGTTGTTGGCTGAGATATTAAAATTAAAAATGTATTTGGTGAGAAAGGTATCCAGTCATACATTAAGAGTAGAAACACAAGAAGTCCTCGATAGACTTAATGAAATCATTGAGAATATTGAGAAGATGTAAAGTTTATGGAAGCGTGGCAGAGCCCGGTTTATTGCACCTGTCTTGAAAACAGACGATCAGAAATGGTCCGTGAGTTCGAATCTCACCGCTTCCGCCAATTACCGGTCTGGGTTCGCAACCCAGCGTAAACGTCAACGACAGGCGTGACGACCAGTGAGAGAACTGGGCCAATTTAAAGGAGATTAACATGGACGTAGCAGACTATTGGAAGTGGATTCACGATAATGTTCAGTAATGGAAAGTGGGCAGGATGGTAATGCAGCGGATTGCTAATCCGTAGAACGTGTAAAAACGTTCACTGGGTTCGACTCCCAGACTTTCCGCCAATGGTAGATAGCACTGGTGTGCGGCGGGATCTTATAAGTCCTGGAGACTGGTCAGATGGGCTGGAACGGTAGGGTTCGAATCCCTAATCTACTACCAAATAATGTGAGTGTGGCAGAACGGCGATGCAACGGATTGCAAATCCGTATCATGTAGGTTCGAATCCTATCATTCACTCCAAATGCCTCGATGACGGAATTGGTATACGTGTCAGTCTTAGAAACTGAATTCTGAGGGTTCGAGTCCCTCTTGAGGCACCAGTTTAATGCGGAATTAGCTCAGTTGGTAGAGCACTGTCTTGATAAGGCATAGGTCACTGGTTCAAGTCCAGTATTCCGTACCAATGCGAGTGTAACTCAGTTGGCTAGAGTATCTGACTTTTAATCAGAGAGTCGTGGGTTCGAGTCCCACCACTCGTACCAATTTATGCTCCCATCGTCTAGAGGCCTAGGACACCAGGTTTTCATCCTGGGTACAGGAGTTCGAATCTCCTTGGGAGTACCATGTTTTAAATGGGGCAGAAGCATCAATGGTGATGCAGTGGATTGTAAATCCGCCGTCTCTGACACGACTGGTTCGATTCCAGTATGCCCCACCAGTTTCACGATCAGACCATGGAGGGGGTGTGGTGTTTACCATCATTCTAGATATCTTGAGGTTCGAGTCCTCTGCTGATCACTTTTTATGACTCGTTAGCTCAGTTGGTTAGAGCGCCGGCCTGTCACGCCGGAGGTCAGGGGTTCAAGTCCCCTACGGGTCGCCAGAATTCTGCTGGAAACAGAATGGGTTTGCTCAGACCCTTAGGTGAGAGTCGGTTATCTGTCCGTTAACATGGTGGTTTTCTATGTCCTGGATCCTTAAACGTAGACTTGTTTGGTGTGCTAAGTTCAGAACACTGGTTCGTGGGGTTACTCTTATATTCCACCTGTCTCGCTTTAGACTGTCTTCCCGCAAGGAAGAAGGTATTTCCAGTACCATAGCACTATTTTGGGCTGTTAGTTAAATGGGATAACATCGGCTTTGCAAGCCGAGATTGAGAGTTCGATTCTCTCACGGTCCACCAGTTTTAATCTCTGATTAGCTCAAGCAGGTAGAGCACGTGGTTTGGGACCACGAGGTTGCAGGTTCGAGGCCTGTGTCAGAGACCACTTTCGGTAATGTAGCATAATGGCAGTGCGCCTCCTTCATACGGAGTAAAGTGTTAGTTCGACTCTAACCATTACCACCAATCTCATTCTCACTTACAGGGGAATTAAAATACTTTCTGTAGGCGATTGGTTATCGAAATTAACCCGCAATAGTACCTCGTTAAGGAAACTCGGCAGGTGGAGTCGTTAGGTCTTGAAGGTGAGATTTCAAGATTATACACCATACCTCGTTAGCTCCAATTGGACTTAGAGCGAGCGGCTACGGACCGCAAGGTTGGGAGTTCGAATCTCTCACGGGGTGCCAGTAATTTCCCAGTGGTGTAATGGCAGCATACGGGTCTCCAAAACCCTTGGTCGCAGTTCGAGTCTGTGCTGGGAAGCCAATTATTATAACAAGGAGTATGAAATGCGTAAAGCAATTAATATCGATGAAGTGAAAGCATACATCGAATCGCAAGGCCCGAATACAAAGATTTATATCGGTGGTGATTCGGAACGCTTTGCTATCGGTAAAGATTGGTATGCAGATTATACTCTTTGTGTAGTTGTTCACAAAGATGGAAATAACGGATGTAAGATTTTTGGTGAAGTTCAGAGAGAAAGAGTATTTGATACGAAGAAAGATAAACCTCGTATGCGGTTAATGACCGAAGTCTATAAAATCGCTGAACTATATCTTAAACTTGCAGAAGTGTTGGAAGACCGTGAAGTACAAGTTCACTTGGATATTAACCCCAATGAAATGCACGGTTCGAGTTGCGTTATTAACGAAGCGGTTGGATATATTAGAGGTATGTGTAATGTAATACCGCTTGTTAAACCTAACGCATTTGCTGCCTCTTATGCCGCAGATAGATTGAAGGAAGTATTGGCAGCGTAGTACAGACCCCCATGGGACACAAAGCATGGTGAAACAAAAGAGTGCGAGAAAGTAGAATGGCCAGTTCGAAAAGTTGGCGCCGGAAACATAACCGGCATTGATGGAGTCGGTAGTTCAATGGTAGAACGGCGGATTGTGATTCCGTATATGAGGGTTCGATTCCCTTCCTTCTCCCCATCGGGTCTTTAGTTTAATGGTAGAACACCACTCTTACAAAGTGGATACGATAGTTCGATTCTATCAAGACCCACCATAGGGAAGTGCATTACTGAATATACTTGGTTCAACTAGTCATTGTACCAACTACGTTCAAGTAGGGTAAAAATATGTAAGCACACCGTCAATTCGGTGGTTACATCTGCTGACTACAGTTCCTATAATGCACTTCCCTATGGTAGGAGCAGAGTCCAGTGGGACGGACAACCAGAGATTAGTAGCGAAACACCGACCATCAATCGGCGAGTAACGAAACATCTTTTTGGTAAACGGAGTGGCGGGACGGGGTGATGCCCAGATGTGTCCACACCGGCCATAACAATTTAATGCAACTGTAGCTGATGTGGTCATAGCAGGCGGCTGAAGACCGTCGGAAGTTGGTTCGATTCCAACCGGTTGCACCATGCTCCCATAGTTTGAACGGCAAAACAAATCCATGGTAAGGATTAGACGATGGTTCGACTCCACCTAGGAGCACCACTTGACATTATATAAGTGTTGTGTTAGTATTATATCTTTCTGCTCGTAGCTCAGTTGGATAGAGCAACGGCCTTCTAAGCCGTGGGTCGGGGGTTCGAATCCCTCCGAGCAGGCCAAATGCGAGTGTGGTGAAATAGGTAAACACAAGAGACTTAAAATCTCTCGGCGAAGGCCTTGTCGGTTCGATTCCGACCACTCGCACCAATTTCTAGGAGAACAGTATGCATGGTTTCATTGTTGGTTTGTTCGGTGGCATGTTAATCACATACGCCTTCCTCCATCCAGAAACAGTAAAAATGTTATATGGTAAATTAGTGGTACAAGTAAAAAAATTATTCGGTAAGAAATAACAAAACGTATTGACTCTAGCATACATATAGTGTACAATATGTTTTTTTAAATGCGGAAATAGTTTAGTGGTAAAATGAAACCTTGCCAAGGTTTAGTTGAGAGTTCGATTCTCTCTTTCCGCTCCAAGTTTCGGAGTTTTTTGATGGTGAAATCTAAAAAGAAAAAAGAAGGAGTTGAAACTGTGTTGAAAGGTAATCATTTAACAGTTACAACTAAACCTAACGGTTCCGTAAATCTTTCTTGGGATTGGGATGCTTTGTTAAAAGAAGTTGTGCAAGCAACCGCAGTCGGTCAACCGGTCAAAAAAGAAACAAAGAAAAAAACAAAGAAGTAACGCTGCTTTAGCTCAGTTGGTAGAGCAACTGATTTGTAATCAGTAGGTCGTCAGTTCGAATCCGACAAGCAGCACCAAACCGATCATCCTGGTTATGGGGTGGTAGAATGTGCAGAGTTTCGTGTTCTTTGCATATTTGACTGTGAATTAACACAGCCTGTTACATGATAGTACCTAACTGCCCATCGGTTAGGATTACGAAACAATATCCTGTGGGGGTTCTTGCTAGATATAGGGTGGGCCGATTCAATGCGGTGGTTTCTAACAGAGTGGATGTCCAATTCACTTCCTAGTGGGAATCTAGGTCACCGCTCCATTCCCCAGTAGCTCAGCGGTAGAGTAGTTGACTGTTAATCAATTGGTCCGTGGTTCGATCCCACGCTGGGGAGCCAAACAACTAGAAAGGTAATTATGATTCGCCCATTGAGTAATAAGGTTATTGTTGAACGTATTGCATCAGAAAAAGAATCTTCAGGCGGTATCATCCTGAAATACACAGATGGTCCAGACAAAGCAAAGATTATTGCAATTGGTCCTGATGTGACAGAAGTTGCTGTTGGTGAAATTGCTCTTATCAATTGGAACAAAGCAAGTAAAGCTGAAGGCGAAACATATGTAGTATCTGTAGAAGAAATTGTTTTCATCTACGAATGATTGATAGCGGGTTAGATTAAAGGTAAATCACTGGACTCATAATCCAGAGCTGTTGGTTCGACTCCTTCACCCGCAACCAAACAAAGCGGCGGTAGTTTAATGGTAAAACTGAAGATTTCCAATCTTCTGTCCTGAGTTCGATTCTCAGTCGCCGCTCCACTTACCTGGAGATATTATGGAAATTATTGCACTTAAGTTAGTCACCGGCGAAGATGTATTAGGTGAAGTAGAATCACAATCTGAATCCGAATTTGTTATCGTAAACCCAGTTGGTATTGCAATCGTAAGAGACAAAAATGGCAATCCAAATGTAGGTTTCGCACCATTCCCAATTCACGCAGAACAAAAAACGGATGCAACCGTAGTGCTTGCAAAAAAACACGTGGTGTATTATTATACCCCTGCTGAAGATTTCATTACAAACTACAATCAAATCTTTGGTTCGGGCATCGTTCTTCCACCAGAAAAGAAACTTATCACAGGATAAATCTTGAGCAATTTCTACACTAATGTACAAACCTACGGTAGTAACATTCTCTACCGTGGGATTATGAACGGCAAAAGAGTAAAAGAGAAGGTCGAATATTCACCTTCTCTTTTCATTCCAGCAAAGCGTATCACCAATGTAACATCTCTTGATGGTGATTATCTGGAAGAAAAGACATTCGGTAATATCCGAGAAGCACGAGACTATATCAAGAAGTTTGACGGCATTTCTAATGCCACCAAAATCTATGGACAAACTCGTTTCGAATATGCTTTCATTGCAGACCAACACAAAGGTATGGTTGAATGGGATCAAGATAAGATCCTGATTGCAAATATCGATATCGAAGTTGGTTCAGAAAATGGTTTCCCTGACCCATATCAAGCAAATGAGCCTATCACCGCAATTGGTGTGAAGTATTTTGGTGGCAAAATGTTTGTGTTTGGTTGTGGTGACTATGACCACAAACTTGATGAAAGCAATGCCGGTGTTGATGTAACGTATGTGAAATGCAAAGATGAATGGACTCTTTGCAAACGATTCATGGAACTCTGGACCAAAAAGTGTCCAGATGTTATCACTGGTTGGAACACCAAGTTCTTCGATATTCCCTATTTGATTAATCGTTTTCGCCGTATTCTCGGTGAACCTGATATGAAGAAACTTTCGCCGTGGAATAATATCGGTGAACGTAAGACTACAATCAATGGTCGAGAAATGATTGCATATTCCATTCTCGGTGTTGAATCGTTAGACTATATCGAATTATACAAATGGTACGCACCTGGTGGTAAGTCACAAGAATCATATCGCCTTGATAATATCGCCAATGTAGAAATTGGTGAGAACAAACTATCATATGATGAATTCGACAACTTACACCAATTGTATCGGTTGAATCACCAAAAGTTTATTGAGTATAATATCAAGGACGTTTTGCTTGTTGAACGACTTGAAGATAAACTGAAGTTGGTTGAATTGGCTCTGACTCTCGCCTACGACACAAAGTGCAATTATGAAGATGTGTTTGCACAAACTCGTATGTGGGATTCGATGACCTATGCGTATCTGTTGGAACGTAACATCATCGTTCCTCCACGTGAAGTCAAAGATAAAGATGCAGCATTCGAAGGTGCATATGTCAAAGAACCACAAGTTGGTTTGCATCCGTGGGTTGCATCGTTTGACTTGAACAGTCTGTATCCTCACTTGATGATGCAATATAATATCAGTCCAGAAACATTGATCGAACCACAAAATTACACACCAGAAATGCGTGAGATTATTTCACAAGGTGTTTCTGTTGATGGCATGTTGGCAAAACAAGTTGATACTTCTAAACTGGTTAATGCCACAATGACACCTAACGGTCAATTCTTCCGTACGGACATCCAAGGTTTCTTGCCTAAGATGTTGGAAGATATGTATGAAGATCGTAAGAAGTTCAAGAAGATGATGCTTAATGCAAAACAGGAATACGAAAATGAAACCGATGAAAGTAAGAAGTATGATATTGAGAAGAAGATCGCTAGATTTGACAATCTGCAGCTTGCTAAAAAAGTTTCTCTCAATTCTGCTTATGGTGCTCTTGGCTCCCAGTATTTTCGTTTTTATGATTTACGTATGGCTCTTGGTGTTACTACGGCTGGTCAACTCTCTATTCGATGGATCGAAGCAAAAATCAACCAATGGATGAATAAACTCATTGGTGGTGATGTAAAAGATTATGTCATTGCCTCTGATACCGATTCGATTTACCTACGCATGGGTGAATTGGTGGATAAGTTTATCAAAGACCAATCAGACAAAAACAAAGTCATTGCTCTCATGGATAAAATCTGTGAAGAAAAGATCCAGCCATACATTGATAAATCATATCAAGAATTGGCAGATTATGTTCACGCATATGACCAAAAGATGCAGATGAAACGTGAGGGTCTTTCCGACAAAGGTATCTGGACTGCGAAGAAGCGTTACATTCTCAATGTGTATAACAATGAGGGTGTTCAATATGCCGAACCAAAACTCAAGGTCATGGGTCTTGAAATGGTTAAATCTTCCACTCCGTCTTTCATTCGTACCAAGATGAAAGAAACTATCAATCTGATGGTTACCGCAACAGAAGATGACATCCATACGTTTATTGCCAATTTGAGAGAAGAATTCAATAAGTTGCCACCAGAAGAAATATCGTTTCCTCGTGGTTGTAATGGCTTGAAAAACTATGCCGACTCTGTTACACTATACAAAAAAGGTACACCGATTCATGTTCGTGGTGCGATTCTATATAATCATAATCTGAAGCAAATGGGTCTGGATAAAAAATATCCGATGATTCAAGAAGGCGAGAAGTTGAAATTCTCTTACCTGAAGATGCCAAACCCATTTAAAGACGATGTGATTTCATATCCGTCTCGTTTACCACCAGAGTTTGGTTTACAAGAATATATTGATTATGATACACAATTTGAAAAGACTTATCTTGAACCAATCAAAACAATCCTAGATTGCATCAATTGGAAACACGAAAAGACAAGTTCGTTATTGGATTTTTTTAATTAAGGAGTTAACATGAAAGTTCTAAAATTCTCAGCTGCGTGGTGTGGTCCTTGTAAAGCTCTCAGTCAAACTATTGAAAAGTATTACAAGGGAGAAGTTCCTATTGAAGAAATTGATATTGACCAAGATCGCCAACGTGCCACTGATATGGGTGTGCGTGGTGTTCCAACTTGTGTGCTTCTTGATGATAATGGTGTAGAGATTAACCGCAAAGTCGGTATGATGATGATTGATGAATTTGATAAATTCGTAAAGGGTGAGTAATGAGTATCTTAGAAAAAATTAAAAAGAATAGTAGTATCAAAGAATCTGCTATTCTAGCCAAATCCAAATTCTTCACTGATAAGGACATGATTCCTACATCGGTGCCTATTGTTAATGTTGCTTTATCTGGTCGCCTTGATGGCGGCCTAACACCAGGACTGACAATGTGGGCAGGTCCAAGTAAACACTTCAAGACTGCCTTCAGTCTGTTAATGGCTAAATCTTATCTGGACAAATATCCTGATGCTGCACTTCTTTTTTATGATTCTGAGTTTGGAACTCCTCAGTCATATTTCGATTCTTTTGGTATTGATACTGAGCGGGTACTTCATACTCCGCTCACGGACATCGAACAACTAAAATTCGATATCATGCAACAATTGACCAGTCTTGAACGTGATGATCGTTTGATTATCATTATCGATTCGATTGGTAACTTGGCTTCGAAGAAAGAAGTTGATGATGCTCTGGAAGGCAAGTCTGTTGCTGATATGTCTCGTGCTAAACAAGTCAAGAGTTTGTTCCGTATGGTGACACCACACCTGTCGTTGAAGAATATTCCTATGATTGTTGTCAATCATACATACAAAGAAATTGGAATGTTCCCTAAAGATATTGTTGGTGGTGGCACAGGTTCATACTATTCTGCCGACAACATTTTTATTCTAGGTCGTCAGCAAGAAAAGGAAGGTACAGAAATTGTTGGATACAATTTTATCATTAATGTCGAGAAGTCTAGATACGTTAGAGAGAAGTCTAAGATTCCTGTATCAGTCTCTTTTGACGGTGGCATTAGTAAGTGGTCTGGGCTTATGGATCTTGCTTTGGATTCTGGCCACGTTATTAAGCCTTCCAATGGTTGGTATTCTAAAGTTAATACAGAAACCGGTGAAGTAGATGAAAAGAAGTATCGTCTTAAAGAAACGGACACGAAAGACTTTTGGTTACCGATTGTTTCTAGTCAATCTTTCCAGGATTTTGTCAAAAACAAATACCAAGTGGCTTCGGGAAGTATTATGTCAACTGAAGATGTTGAGGAATGAAAAAATGATTGAAGGATTAGATTACTGCTACATATATCCTAAGGATGATGGTTCTGCGGTACACATTAAACTACTTGAAGGACCGTATAAGGACACAATATTCAAATATGGCAAAGTTAAGTTTAAAGAAGAAAACAATCAGGTCTATTTACTTTTCGCATATGATGTGTTAGAATCCAAAGTCTCTAAACCTAAAAAGTTAGAAAAAGACGAAACATTTAAAAATTATATCGGTGATCTATTGGTAGAAATCATGTCATCGAATATTGAACAGGAAGTTGTAGATGAGACTGGAACAAACCATACTGAAGAATCTGATCCACAATGAGGATTATCTACGCAAGGTAATCCCATTTCTGTCGCCAGATTATTTTAGTGATAGTGTAGAAAGAACAATTTTCAATGAGATTGTCCAATTCACGGAAACTTACAATAACCCGCCAACGACTGAAGCGGTTGGATTGGCCGTCAAAGAAAAGAGAAATCTCACTGCTGAAGAAGTGCAGAAGTGTGAAAGTTATCTACAGGAAATTGGAGATTCTTCATACGAAAAACCCCAAATTCAATGGATTGTTGACAAGACCGAAAAGTTTTGCCAAGAGAAAGCCATCTATAACGCTGTATTGGGGTCTATTTCTATCCTTGACGGGAAAGACAAAACACACGACAAAGGTTCTATTCCCAAGATACTATCAGACGCCTTAGCAATTTCTTTTGATAGTTCTGTTGGCCACGATTATCTGGACAATTCAGATTCTCGTTATGAGTTTTATCATCGTAAAGAAGAACGTATCCCGTTTGATATTGACCTATTGAATAAGATCACCAAGGGTGGTCTTCCAAACAAAACTCTAAACATTGCACTTGCCGGCACCGGTGTCGGTAAGTCTTTGTTCATGTGCCATGTTGCCGCATCTTGTTTGGTGCAAGGCAAGAATGTACTATATATTACCTTGGAAATGGCGGAAGAAAAAATCGCCGAACGAATTGATGCGAATTTGTTGAATGTAACAGTTGACGAACTTATAGAATTACCTAAGGATCTTTATGATAAGAAGGTAGCTAGGGTGCGTGAAAAGACAACAGGTAAGTTGATCATCAAAGAGTACCCTACTGCATCGGCTTCAACGATACACTTTAGGACTCTATTAAATGAGCTTAATCTCAAGAGGAACTTTGTTCCTGATATTATCTTTATCGATTATCTTAACATATGTTGTTCTAGCCGTCTCAAAACTGGCGCTAATGTTAATTCCTATACATATGTTAAAGCCATTGCGGAAGAACTTCGTGGTCTGGCGGTGGAGCAGTCAGTACCTATTGTTAGTGCTACCCAAACTACTCGGTCAGGATATACAAGTAGTGATCCCGGTCTTGAAGATACTTCAGAATCATTTGGTCTACCTGCAACAGCAGATTTCATGTTCGCACTTGTTAGTTCCGAAGAATTGGAAGAACTAGGTCAGATAATGATCAAGCAGTTGAAGAATCGTTATAATGATCCAACGTTCCACAAACGATTCACAATTGGCATTGATCGATCAAAGATGCGTTTATTTGATATTGAGCAATCAGCACAAATTGGACTTGCGGATGCAGGACATTCAGATAAACCTCTGAACACATTTGGTACACGAGAAAAATCTGAGAAAAAGAACTTTGGTGGATTTAAAGTATGAGTTTGACTTATGATGATGCACTCCATTGTGCAAAGGTATTTGAAGATTACTTTGGTAATTTTGAACGTATCGACCAATACATGAAGGATCAAAAGTTGGCATCCCTTTCTGAGATGCCTTCTAATCCTTTGTTTGCACCAGAAGATGATTTGTTCTCAGATTTCTCCATGCATCCGAATGACATGGACATTGAAGTATTGGAGATTCCAACAGAAACTTGGGAAACACTCCTTAACATAACATCATCACATATTAACATTGCACCAGTTGGTCGTAATGTGAAATTGGCTGTTCGTGAGAAGAAAACGGAAAAGTTTTTAGGTTTCATTCGACTTGGTTCTCCTGTTATCAATTGTAAACCCCGCAATGAAATGCTGGGTCAAGTATTCACACAAGACCTGGCCTTGGCTCAAAGATTCAACAACTCGGCAATGATGGGTTTTGTAATTGTACCATCACAACCATTTGGTTACAACTATATCGGTGGAAAACTGCTTGCTGCAATTTGTTGTTCCCATACCGTTCGTGAGATAGTCAATAAGAAGTATGGTATGAATATGTGTCTGTTTGAAACCACCAGTCTCTATGGCAGTTCCAAACAAGTATCACAGTATGATGGCATGAAACCATACATTCGCTACAAGGGACTCACCGAAAGTGACTTCCTACCGATGATGCATGGCAAACCATACTCCGACCTTCGTGACTTTGTACAAAGCAAAGTCGGACCTTTGGTTGAAGAAACTGCTTCCAGTAAAAAGTTGAAGATTTCAATGAAGATCATTTCTTTGACAAAGGCTGCACTTAAAGGTACCGATGCAGGTATCAAGTTCAATGAAACCATAGAAAATGCCAAGAAACTGACTGAACAGAAACGTTATTACATTTCAAACTATGGTTTTAAGAACTATATTGATTATGTTAATGGCAAGACTGATGTTTTGGTACCAGATGAAAACTATGAGAAGTTTGAATTGAGTAATATTATCGAATGGTGGAAGAAGAAAGCAACCAATCGTTATGAAACATTAAAATCTGAAGGCAGACTCCGCACAGAACTTGAGGTTTGGACATCCGGTAAAGACATAGATATTATCAGATAAATACTTTTATTTGAGACCATAAAATGGCATATGAAGCATCAGAAATAATGCTCGCTGCAGCACTATTGTATCCTACCAAAGAATTGGAAGCACAATCCAAAGACCTTTCTTCGTTGCGTGGATTGATGGTTGATGCTAAAAACAAAGTCAAGAATAGTGGAATAGTAAAATTTGGTAATTCTTCCATAGAAAAGGGTTTCGTTGATTTAATGAATGAACAGAACTCTGAAGCCTTAAAAGACTTGGCTGGAGGAATATCTGCTGCAATTGGATTAAGAAAAGAAACAGGTATGTCAAAGATACCTGTAGCGATATACATGACAGGTAATGTTTGGCCAAAAGAAGTTGAAAAGTTTAGAATCAGTGCTTATGGTTTTGAAGATTACAACTCTGCGGACGTTATTGTATCACCAAACAAAAAGACATTCTATGGCGTTTCACTTAAAAAGAAACGTACTGCTACAGGCGGAGAACCAACATTAATCAATAAGGCTTTCGATACAGTATTGAATGGTGATGAATTTGATAGTGTCAAAGATCAATTGGCCAATGTTCGTATGGAGTATTTTTCCAATTTGGTTATCGATGCTGTAAAACTTGGATTGATCAGAAAGGCTGATATTGCTGGTTTCGACCAATTGAAGAAAACCACCGCAGGAAGAAAAGAGTTGTTTGAAGCCAAAAAACGAGACAAGAAATTATTTGATCGTTCTTATATTGATACAAAAGGTTCCGCTTTTCTGCCAAAAGGTTATAAAGATGATGATACAAGAAATCCAAAATCTATGCGTTTCTTTGTCAACAAAAGTTTAGCTGAGAAAGATAATGTTTTGTGGGATCAATTTGTTTCGATTATGAATGACCATGCGGATCTTTTTGCTGATTCTCTGATAAACATCATATTAAAAACTAAGTTATTTGAAGAACTTGAAGCCAAAGACGTAAAAGAAAACGAATTCAATTTTTATTTAATTACTGGTGTCGGAGATGTTTCCACTAAAGGTGTTGTGACTGTTGGTCATGCTACAGTCTTACCTTTAAAAACTACACTATGTGGTTTAACTCGGTTAGAGAAGAAAAATAAGACGAATAAGTATAAGATCGTATTAGATAATACTAAAAAAGGTAAATCTGATGCCGCAAAAATCTTCCTACAACTGAAACGAGGAACAGTAACTCTTTTAGATTTAGAGATTCGTTACAAGGGTGCCTTTACACCTCAACCCCAATTTCAAGGAACACTAAACGACCAGTTTAAACAACTGTTAGTTAAAGAATGTGGTTTGTGATAATATATGGAATATAATGAAGATAATTTGAAATTGGTGAGCGATCTTATTGTCAAAAACTTGACACCGGATCTTTTACCAAAGAGATGGATACAAAGAAACTGGACAAACAAAATGTTCGGTCATTGCCACAATGCTTCATGTTGTTTGCGTAAAGTGTTTGGTTCAGAGAATATAAAGTTGTATCGAGCTCTAGATGATGAAGATATATATCATTGGTGGGCTGTTGATTTGAATGGTAAATTGATTGATCTTACTATTGATCAATACCTATCAAAAGGAAGAACACCTCCACACGATAAAGGTGAACCTGCATCACCACTGGGTTTCGAATACAAAAAACGAGCAACAAGATTATATGAACGTGTTATGTCTGAACTGAATCCTCCTGAGATTCGTTCGTTTTTTGAGGATTAATATTATGAGTGCTACTGTAATTATACCAACAACCGGTTCTAAAGATTTGCGAAAAGCAATAGAATCGGTTCTAAATCAAACTTATGAAACTCAATGTTACGTTGTTGCTGACGGAAAAGAAGCAACAGGTAAAGTGAGTGCAATTGTTAGTGATTATGCAGGCAATAAGAACCTGCATGTGTGTTACTTGCCAATCAATGTCGGTGCAAACGGATTCTATGGTCACCGTGTTTATGCTGCGTTTACACACCTGGTTAATACCGATTATGTCTTGTATCTGGATCAGGACAACTGGTTTGAACCAAATCATGTCAAAGAATGTGTGGAAACAATACAAGATGGTAATTTAGATTGGTGTTATTCTTTGAGAAACATATATGAAGGTGAAGAATTTGCTTGCCAAGATAATTGCGAATCACTAGGCAAATGGCAAACATATCATGGACACAATCATGTTGACACCAACACCTATTGCTTAAAGACGCAAGTTGCGATAAAATTAGCACAAGCATGGCATGGTGGTTGGGGACAAGACAGAATTTTCTTATCTGCCATTTCACAATACTTTCCTAATTGGCATTGTAGTGGCAAATATACTGTAAACTACCGTGTTGCTGGTAATGCTGGTTCTGTTACTAAAGAGTTTTTCGAAAATGGTAACAAGATCATGAATGAACGATATAATGGAGAATTCCCGTGGGTAAAAAAGACGTTGCAATTGGTTGCATAACTGGTTATGATTTTGACAAGATTAAACCTTGGGTCAATTCATTAGATCGTAGTGGGTTTGATGGTCACAAGATCATGTTCTGTTATAACATTGGTTATGATGTAGCCAATGAACTCATGAAAAGAAACTATGAAGTTATTGGTTTCGAAAAAGATGACGCAAACAATAGACTGAAATATTCTGATCCAAACCTATCTATTGTATTAGATAGATTCTATCACATTTGGAATTCACTCAAAGATCGAAAAGGTCAATATAGGTATGTTATTGCTACTGATGTGAAAGACGTTGTATTTCAAACTAATCCTTCAGAATGGTTAGAAAAGAATCTCGGCGACAAGAAGATTAATGTTGCGTGTGAGTCTATTCGTTATTGTGATGAACCTTGGGGAGATCACAACCTGTTCAAATCTTTCGGGCCATTGATACATGCACACAATAGAAACAACCTAATCTTCAATGCGGGAACATTGTCTGGCGACTTTGATACGATGATTGATTTGTTTTTGAATCTATATCTATCGTGTGGTGGTTCACCTCGTCATGTTGAAGGTGGTGGTGGTCCAGACCAAGCTGCATTGAATGTACTTCTCAATCTTAAACCATATAAAGACATTACAAGGTTCACAATGTCTGAAGAAGGTTGGGCTGCACAACTTGGCACAACAGGACCTCAAGTCAATTTCAATGTAGTTGAACCAAAACCCATAATCAAAGATAGTGGCATAGTCACAACATCGAAAGGTGTTCCTTTTGTTATGGTTCACCAGTATGACCGAGTTCCTGAATGGAAAAAACTTATTGAACTAATTTATTCTTGATATTATGCTAACTAAACTTTTAGAAAAACCAAACCTCGTTATTGTTCCTGTTGGATCACCCGTTGATAAGTTTGTTAAACAAGTCAATCATCCTATGCCAATTGAAAATCACTGGCGTTGGACAAAGAATGACAGAAACTACTCCATTCTTGCCGTACAATACGGAGACTTTGAACCAGAAGAAGGCGCTTATGATGCACTATTAAAGATTTCTGGTTTCAAATGGACGATTGCGAAAGAATTGCAAAAACATCTAGATTATACTGATTGGGAATATGTTGGTTTCTATGACGATGATGTAATTCTTGATTATAGTGCCATGAATTATAGTTTTGATCTGGCTGCATCAAAAGAGTTTAAGGCATTCCAAATTAGTTTGTCTCCTGGCTCAGAATCACAATACCCTTGTACAAGATACAACCCATCGTTGAAGTATTCGTATACCAACTTCATTGAGATTATGTGTCCTGTTTTCCACAAATCTGTCATCAACAAGGCTATGAGACTAGCACACAGTTATGACATTTTCTGTGGTTGGGGTTTCGATTATGTCATGGCTGAGTACCTAGATATTAAACCAGCAATTATACATGAAGTGCATATGTTCCATCCACCACGTCCAGATACGGGCAGTGGTTACGATAAGACAAAGGCATTTAATGAAATGTATAATCTGTTTGATAACGTATTTCCAAAATTGATGAGTGAAGAAGGCAGAACAGTTAAGAATAACTATCATGCTTTCCGTCCAGATGAAATTCAAATGGTAATGAATATATGAGTAAGTATAAAGCAGTTCTGTTTATGTGCAATGATGAACCTCGTGCAGAGTTTGTCATTGAAAATTTCACCAAACATAATCCAGATATACCACTTGTTGTTTATAATGGTGGTCGTTCTGCTCTATATCTAAAAGACAAATATAAAATTTCATTGATCGAAGGTAAAAACCTTTGGCACAAGACTACTAGAAATCCACCAGGATCGTTTAGTTACGAATGGTTTGAATACCTGTTCTTTATGGGTGAAAACATGGAACAGGACTATCTGATCTTTCTAGAAACAGATGTGAAAGTTAATCGACCAATTCAAGGTGAGCCACAATATGACATTAGCGGACCTACAACTTTTTGTGGTCCTTTGGATCAAGTCGTTGCTTATGATTTTTGGGGTGGCTACTTAAAAGGAACGATGGATGACCAGACCGATTGGGGACCCAAAATACATACTAGCATGGGCGGTACAGTTTTCAAAAAATCATTCTTTAAGGCTTGCAAAGAGAACCTAAAATATGTTAAGATGGCATATGATTTGATTCCATTAAATTGCTATCAAGATTTGATGATGACATTGTTAGCCAGATTCTCTGGTTGTACATATGGTGATTGGTCGGAGGCATCAGATACACGAGGTGTATTTCGTCTGATAAATAATCAATGGTATCACGAACCATGTAATGAAAATTGTGCATTAATTCATAATTATAAAGTATAGGGAGTTTGAAATGAGATGTTTAGTAACAGGTGGCGCTGGTTTTATTGGTTCGCATATTGTTGATAGACTGTATCGAGATGGCCACGAAGTCATTTGTGTTGATAATGAATCAGCAATCGTTCACGAAGAATTTTATTGGAACGAAAACGCAAAAAATTTCAAGTTAGATATTTGTGAATACGCATTGATGCGTCCACTATTTGAAGGCGTAGATTGTGTTTTCCATTGTGCTGCTGAATCCCGTATTCAACCAGCAATCGAAAATCCACTTTTGGCAGTCAGGACAAATACACTAGGCACAGCAACAGTTCTACAATGTGCTCGTGAAGCTGGTGTCAAGAAAGTCATTTACTCGTCAACTTCTTCCGGTTATGGCCTGAAGAACACACCACCTTTGACCGAAGATATGCCAGATGATTGTCTGAATCCATATTCGGTTTCCAAAGTGTCTGGTGAAAAACTGTGTAAGATGTATACCGATCTGTTTGGTCTAAAGACAATTATTTTCCGTTATTTCAATGTCTATGGTCCAAGAGAACCACTAAAAGGCAACTATGCGCCAATCGTTGGTCTTTTCTTGCGTCAACACAAAGCAGGTCAACAACTGACTATCGTTCCTGATGGCACACAACGCCGTGACTTTACACATGTTGAAGATGTTGTTAATGCTAATATGCAAGCAATGAAGGTTGAAGGTCATCATCATTATGGTGAAGTGTTTAATGTTGGTACAGGTGTCAATCATTCTGTTCTAGAACTAGCACACATGATTTCAGACAATACAGTTTTCATTGAACCACGTATTGGTGAAGCATACATCACTCTAGCAAATAACCTGAAGATGAGAGAAGTTCTTGGCTGGGTTCCAACTAAGAAAATTGAAGATTATATTACTGAGAACCTTTGATTATGGAAATTCAATATCCATCGTTTAATGCCCTGTTGGTCACCAAAAGAGATGGCCAACTGGGTTTTAAAGGATTACAAAACTACGAAACCAGAAATGAATCCACTGCAAAGTGTATTGCTGAAGCAGACAGACTTTACAACTTTAAAGACTTTGACTGGATTCTAATTAACACCGATGACAAGGACCTTGGTAATGAATATCAAGGTCTTAAGATGTTCTCATATTCTACTGGAACAGATGATTACAGTCACGTTTGTCCTGATTGGACATTCGACAGTTGGACACAAGTTCAGATTGGTGATTATGAAGAAACAACGCAACACATGTCTGGTTTAGGAAACCTTCGTCCTATGTCTGATGTTGTTGGTTGGCGTGGCGCAATTACACATCCAAACAGAAACCACCTATTACGATTCACCGATAAAACTCGGTATGACATTGAACCTATCGGATGGGACAGAGCTGATCCAAGCAAACTCACTTGCACCAACTATGTCAGTTTATTGGACACCGTTAAGAAGTGGCGTTATCTGATTGATGTTGAAGGTAATGGTTTCTCAGCAAGAGTTAAACCTTTCCTATTCAGTAAACGTGTCCTTTTCTTGCAAGATAGACCGTTCAAAGAATGGTATTACCCTGATCTCAAACCTTGGGTGCATTATGTTCCTGTTGCATGGGATCTATCTGACCTGGATGAAAACCTAGACAAGATTCGTAGTGATACTAAACTGGAAGACGAGATTCGTTTTAACGCTCATGAATTTGCTCAAAACAATTTACGCCGTGAACACGCACTCAAGCGTTGGAGAGATTTGATTGAAACAGTATGATTATTTGATTATTGGTGCCGGTTTCTTCGGCGCCACTTTTGCTCGTTTAGCAACCGATGCTGGTAAGAAGTGTCTAATCATTGATTCTAGAAACCATATTGCTGGTAATGCGTATGACGATAAACAAGGAACAACATATGTTCACGTTTACGGTCCACACATCTTTCACACCAACGATAAAGGCATTTGGGACTTCCTGAATCGGTTTACTGAATTCAATAATTTCATTCTAAGTCCAAAGGCATATAGAAACGGAAGAATGTACTCACTTCCTTTCAATATGAACACCTTTTATGAAATGTGGGGTTGCACAACACCACAACAAGCAAAGAATATCATAGAATCACAAAAGTTTACTGGCACACCAACGAATCTGGAAGAACAGGCTTTAAGTCTAGTTGGTAAGGATATCTACGAAACACTTATTCGTGATTATACCGAGAAACAATGGCAAAGAGATCCTAAGGATTTACCTGCCGATATCATTAAACGGTTACCGGTTCGTTATATCTACGATAATAATTACTTCAATGATCGTTACCAAGGCATTCCAGTGAATGGCTATACCGAGATGTTTACCAACATGTTGGAAGGTATTCCTGTCGAATTGGGTGTAAATTACTTTACAAATAAAGAAAAGTATGATACCATTGCCGATAAAATTGTGTTTACTGGTAAAATTGATGAGTATTTTGGATATGAATTTGGTGAGTTGGAATATAGGTCATTGGACTTCATCCACGAGACCAAGGACACAGACAACTATCAAGGATGTGCCATCGTCAATTATCCAACAACTGATGTTCCATACACCAGAATTGTTGAGCATAAGCACTTTACATTCTCTAAAGATGAGAAAACTATCATCACAAAAGAGATTCCTACAAAATGGGATAGAACAAAAACACCATACTATCCAATCAATGATGCAAAAAATAACGAAATCTTTAAGAAATACAGAGATAAAGCAAAGACTGTTCCAAACGTAATTTTTGGTGGTCGATTAGCAGAATATCGTTATTATGATATGCACCAAGTTATTGGTTCCGCTATGGCCACATGGAAAAAAGAAAATAAAATTTTATAAATACACCATCGGCAACCATAGTGTGTTGCATGAAGGGACCCATGAAATCGTTTTTGTATTACCTGAAAGAAGAAACTGAATCTAAACTTAAGCATATTCATCATGCTGAAGATCGTCCTTTCCTGCACGGTCAAGAAGGTTTCGAACATACGACCAATGCACTAAATCAAGCGCACGAACATATTAAGTCTGGTGGCCACAGTTCACATTTAACCATGAAATATGATGGTTCACCAGCAATTGTTTTTGGTCACGATCCGGAGAATGGCAAATTCTTTGTTGCATCCAAGTCGGCCTTTAATAAAACACCAAAAATCAACTACACCCACGAAGATATTGCCAAGAACCATGGTCATGCACCAGGTCTAATGGACAAACTTCATGGAGCACTGACACACCTGAAAAAAGTCGCACCAAAGAAAGGTGTCTATCAGGGTGATCTGATGTTCACGGATGAAGATAAGAAAGAGAAGAAGAATGGTGTCTCTTTCACACCAAATACAATCACATACACCGCCAAAGGTGATGAGGCACAGAAAGTTAAACGTGCTAAACTCGGTGTAATTGTGCATACGCAATATCACGGAAAAGACCTACAGTCAATGTCGGCTGATCCTTTCCCGGATCATCACAACTTTGGCCACCATGAAGATGTATGGCACAAGTCAGCTGAATATGACACCAGACACGTACACTATTCGGAAGATGCTCAAAAAGAATTCCACAAACACATGGAAGCAGCATCCAAATTGAATAATGAGGGTGGCAAGAAGATGTATAATGCCATTCAACCACATGG